GGAAAACTGAATTTTCAGTTGGAAGACTTTACCACCTGACAAGATGTTATAAATTGACTTCCATCAATTTACTGATGGCTGCACTCCCTATTATCTACAGAGAACCCGCCACCATTGCGCAGGGCACTACGGTTAGCTTCACACGGAACCTAAAGGACTATCAAGCTAGTCTGGGCTGGTCACTGCTTTACTCCCTGCGAGGCGGTGCCCAGCCTATCGAATTTGCATCTGTTGCGAATGGTAATCTTCATCAGATAACCGTCCTTGCGGTAGTGACTCAGACATGGATGCCGGGCGAATACACTTTATTCGGCAAGGCGATCAACGTTGATGGCACTGCCGAACAGTTCTATATCGCGCCGTGTTCTATCGTTCCTGACGGTTCTGTTATTGCGGGTGATGCGGTTATTGTCACGCACGCGCAGCGGATGCTGGTAAAGATTGAACAGCAGCTTGAACTATTAGCCTCCAATGCCCTACAAACAACCAACGTTGAGGGCACGGAGATTATTCGTGTTCAACGGATGGAATTATTTAATCTGAGGGCAAAATATATCCGAGAACGACAAGGCGAGGAAGCACAAGAACGAGCCAAAGCTGGCTTACCTAATCGGCGTAAGATTTTTTCCCGGCTTAACATCACCACTCCCGGCACGGCTGGCATTGCCCCAACGGGAGCCGTGCCTGACAATCCTTTTAATTATTGGCCATGAAAGCTTTTGGCATACAAATCACCCGCACCGGAAAAGAGCTAAAACAGCATACAGTAAAACCTACTGATGCCGCCCTGCTCCGTAAGGCGGCGGAACATTCCCGGAGATTACCAAACGGTACAAAGTTGCGTCATTCCCGGATGTATGATGCCGCCACTACAACAAATCTTTCGCAAGACTTCCCCTTTTCAATCACGTCTAGCAATGCGGAAATACAAACATCAATATCCGCATCCCGTTCACGCGCCCGTCGGTTGGTTCGTGATAATCCCTATGGATATGCGATTGAACAGTCTTGGTGTACAAATGTTGCGGGTGATGAACCTTTCCGTTTGGAAATGAAGGTGGGCACTTATGACGCCACCGGCAAATTTAACGAAGATGTTGATACAAACAGGACGATTGAACAAGCTTGGAAAGTGGCGGGCAATCCGGAGAATTGTTGTGCAAACCGGAGTGTATCTCGGATGGAAATGTATCACATGGCGATTGCTTCGGTGATTCGCGATGGTGGTATTCTCTTTCGTCATCGTCGGCTGTATAAGGCGAATAAGTTTTTTTACGCAATTGAACCGATTGAATACGACCGGCTTGACCATTTCTACAATCGGCCAGAGAACACAGGACAGGGTAATGAAATCCAATTCAGCATTGAAATGGATGTATACCATGCTCCAGTGGCATACTGGATTTTAACCCGTCATCCGGGTGATATATTCGCCTATTCCAACCAACCCAAATATCGCGAACGGGTGGCTGCTGAAGATATAATTCCGGTCTGGAATATGCGCAAACGTGCCGGCCAATATGTGGGTATGTCTTCGTTTGCGCCCATCATCCAACGATTACACCGGCTTGATCAGTATGACATCATGGAAGTTACCGCCGCCGTGTTGGGTGCTAGCAAGGTGGGTTTTTTCACCAAGCAGAACACAACGGATGAGTATACGGGAGATAAACAATCTGAAGAAGGCATCAAAGTGGATGATGTTACTCCCGGCATTGGGTTTGAGGAATTACCAGAAGGCTACGATGTAAAGCCATTTGATTCCACCCATCCATCAGATGCTTATGGTCCTTTTACACAGCAGAATCTCCGGGCTGTTGCGCAAGGTGTCGGACTTGCAAACTCCACTGTAAGTGGTGATTATGCGGGCATGTCATTCTCTACTGGCCGGTTAGAAAAGTTACCAGAGCGTGACAATTTCAAGACGATGCAGGAGCATCTTAAAAAATGTCTTGTTCATCCTCATTTTAATGAATGGTTAAAGTATGCCATTCTTTCCGGGTCTGTACAGTTACCCATATCACGGCTGGAAGAGTTTCAGAATTGCGCAGTATTTCATGCGAAACGCTGGCCATATATCAATCCGTTGCAAGATCGGCAGTCTGATATTATCGGTATTGAGGCTGGCCTTGATTCACGTTCTAATGTGATTGCTGAATCTGAACGAGGTGGCGATGTTGAACAGGTGGATGCGGAACAATCCAGTGATAAGGCGATGGATGAATTGCATGGTCTGGACTTCTCTAATGCTGATCCAACTATACCGGTGCTAGAATCCGGTGATGATACCATCAAACCAGCATCAGGTCCGGGTGGGAAACAAACGCTTAAAAAGCGGTCCGCATTGAATGGCTGGCGGCATCAACGTGCCGGGTCTTATGATTGACTCCGAATAATTAACATGGAAACTGAAACACTATTTCGTCGTGCGGAAGTTAGCGCCGGAGAGGTTGCTAATACTATCCGTCTTTCCTTTGCATCCGAATTACCCGTGCTGCGCAGGAATAAGGATGGGCAATATTGGGAAATACTTTCACATGCTCCAGGCGATGCTAACCTCGGTTTTCTGAATCGTAAAGGGCTTGCTTTGCAGGACCATAACGAGAAGCTTGAAATCGGCGAAGTGGTTCGCGGGTCTGCCAAGGTGGATGCTGATAAGAAGTGCCGGTGTGAATTGAACATCATGGATGAATCTTGGCAGATAAGGGCCAAGACAGACTTTGCCACCATCCCAATTAGTGTTGGTTACGTTCAGCTTTCGCGCAAGATTGAATCTGCTGGTTCTGATGGTATACCCATCCATCGGTGTGCCTGGTCGCCTTATGAAGTATCCCTTTTAACGCACGATGCCGCCGATGATACCGTCGGCATCAATCGCTCGAAAATTGACTTATCACAAATTTCTGACGACGATATCAAACAATTATCAACTGACCAAAAACAACGTATGCGTATTCTGCTCGATCCAACTCCTGCTCCTGGTGGCGGCGGTACAACCACAACTACTCCGACTCCTGATACGCTCGCAATTGAGCGTAACCGGGTAAAGGAGATTACCAAGACGGCGGATGAACTCTTAAAGAATCATCCGCATTGCCGGGACATTATTGACAAAGCCACACGGGAAGCCATTGGCAGTGACAAGTCCATCGGCGATTATCAGGTTGCCCTGATGCGTGAATTGCTTGGTGCTAAGCCTGTGAAATCAGTCTTGATGGAAGACCTCACGAATGGTGATGATAATGCTATTCGGAGTTACTCCATGATTCGTGGTATTCAATCCGTTTTGCGCAAGGGTGGAAAGGGCCATTCTCCCGATGGGTTGGAAGGTGAGATTCACCAGGAACTTATCAAGCGTTGTCCTGATTTCTCGCCGGAGGGTTTTGGTGTGCCTCACAATGCCCGTATTTCCTGTCGTGCGAGCAACGCCCGCGAACGTCAGCGAATGTTGCGTGATTTGAATGTAACTTCATTTACCCAAGGCGGCGCGTTGGTCCCCATTGAATTAATATCGAATATCATCGAAATCCTGCGCAACCGTCTGGTTACTGCGAAGATGGGTATCACCACAGTTGGTGGCCTTTCCGGCAATGTCGCTTTCCCGCGCCAGACGGGTGCGGCTACATCTTATGCCCTGCCCGAATCCGCAACACTTACCAAATCCACCCAATCATTGGACCAGATTCTTATGTCCCCGCATCGCGTGGGTGCGTGGAATGATTACACCCGGCAGTTGCTCCTGCAATCGCCCATTGATATCGAAAACTTCATCAGGGACGATCTCATGAAGCAAATGGCTTTGAAGTGGGATTACCTTATTATGTTCGGCCAGGGCGCGAACGATGAACCACTGGGTATGGTGAATACTCCCGGTATCGGATCGGTTGTGTTTGGCGGCACGGCAACTTATCCGCAGGCGATTTCTTTCGAAACCGCACTGGCTGTGTTGAATGCGGACGAGGGAAACATGGGTTTTGCCACTACTCCTTCCGTCCGGGGCCGGTGGAAGAGTTTAGCCGCGAATCTTACCGGGGCTACTACGGTTATTTCCGGCCCGGAGAATGCCATCTGGGCACCTGGTGCTGAAGCTGGCGAGGGAGAAATCAATGGCTACCGCGGCTTGGCCAGCAACCAGATTCTGAACAACCAGGTTATTTTCGCCAATTGGGGCGAGGTGATTCATGGTTTGTATGGTGGGTTTGATGTCATCGTTAATCCCTATTCCCGCGATACCGATGCCGCCGTTCGCATTACGGTCAACTCTTTTGGTGATGTTGCGGTCCGCCATGCCGCTTCCATCTGCGTTTCCGCCGACGCAGGCAACCAATAACACCTTGTCATTCTAAACATTACTCACAATATACAAAAACAAATGAATACATTCAAAAACACTCTTCTGATTGGACTGGCTTTGTGTGGGCTTACCTGCACGGCTTTGGCCCAGCGTGGCAATGATACTTATGCCGTCCCCCGGACAGTACAAATTGCTCCGGTGCAAAATCTGACGGTGAATGGTGGTGTTGGTTTAATCACCAATCCTCCGGTGGATATTCGGGTTTATTCCGGCGTGAGCAAGATCACGTTCATGGTGGAAACTAACACCGGCACTACGGGTGGTACTTTGACGGGGACGTTGTATCAATCCACCGATCAAACCAACTGGACGGCTCTGGTTAATTATGCGCTGTCCACTAAAACGGCCATCATCACTACAAACCTAATGTACGGCGGCACCAACTTGTTATCAACGAACACTTACATCCTGCCCGGCGTTCAGACCATCCCGACGGCTGCCACTGCTGGTTTTGCCACGCCTTATTTTACGCAGGCATCGTTTACCAACACTGGGGCCATCAACCTCACCACTCCCGGCATTGTTGAGATCGGCATCAACATCGGTGATGATTTGCGCTATCTGCAATTGGTCTTTACCGCCGGTGGTTCTGTCACGAATTATACCGTCGGCGCGGCGCTTACCGGATACACACATCTGATGCAATTGCAATAAACCACAACCAATCACAACACAATCGTTATACAAATATGAATCTTATTGCCACTTCAAACTTTCGGAACACCTCGCCTGAGGTTATTGATGTCACCGATCCGCTGCATCCGAATCACATTCACAAAGGTGCGCGGCTCCAGATCGGCGGAGATAAACTGATCGACCAATTGACCGCCGGTCAAAAGCGTCTGGTGGCTGAATTAAACGCCGCCGGGCGGATCGTGGATGCGGACAAGCAGAAGGATGACGTGAAGCGGATTGACGCCGAGGTTATCGCCGAAAAGAAACAGGCGGATGCCGAAAAGGCCGCCATCTTGAAAGCAATCAAATAATCAATTTAGGCTGATGGGTTGCGCAAGCCCCATGCGATTAAACCCGCGTGGGGTTTTTTATTATGAGCAATGCTTACGAAGACCATGCGGGAATGCTGGATGAGTTGCACAGGGAACAGGAATCTGCAAATCTTGTCGCCACTTGGAATGGCAATCCATTTAATATATTGCCGGGTGGCGCAAAGTTTAAACGCGAAATGGACCGTGGCGGATTTGATCTGGACAGCGATTTACAACTTACTTGCACCACTGCTCAATTCGGTGGTAACATTCCTAATGCCGCCGAATTGATTACATATCAAGGTTTGAACTATTTAATCAAGTCCGTATCTACTCCGGGAGGGGCTTATCAAATCCGGATTAACTGCATCCTTCAAAATGCCGAACCCTAAATTCAATTTAGATTGTCGGAAGTTTAATGAGGTGCTTGGTAGGTATGCGCTGTATCATAAGAATCGCACTGCGCCATATATTGTGAATAAGAAGGCACTTTATATCGTTCGTGGTGCGCTTAGGTTGACATATAGGCCGATTTCAAGCAAGATACGTCAATCTCTCCTGTCTGATGCACGTGATGCCGCTGCGCCGATTGCAGCGCTTATAATAAACAAACAACGTGGAGCCAATCAATACCCAGGACTACAAGGGTCCGCCATGAAAGAGGCAGTAGATTTATTAATTAAAGCACGAATCAGCGCCAGAGCTTACTTAGCATCTGGATGGGTACCGGCGATAAAAAAACTTGCAGAAATTGTTAAGAGTGAAAAGGGAGGAAATGTAAACGAATCTGTATCTAAGTTTAAACATCCAAAAGGCGATTGCATACCGGCAAAGGGTTTATCATGGAATGTAATTGCAAAAATAATAAACTCATCACAATCAAAGGTTTCAACTACGGACAATCCGATTATAAAGATTGGTGAGCCTGCTCTTAAAGAAGCAATCGCCAAAGAGAGGGAAAGTATGTTGGAAAATATCCGCGATGAGATGTTTAAGGCTGCTAAGATTAATGGTATAAATGTTAAATAATATGGAACATACTCAACTACTTGAAAACGCTTTTACGAATTACCTCCTTGGTATACAAACAGGAAATCCAACCGCAAGTACTTGGCCTCCTTTATTCAACATCTTTCCGGGCGAGAATAATCTGGATAAGAATGGGCAGCGGATTGTTTGTTATGTTGAGGGTGGTCAACTGGGCGATGAGGAACCGCCGAACAGCGGCAATCGTCA